GACGGTGAGGGCTTTGGTGATGAACTCGAAGGCGCACTCAAGGACTTCGGATTCTGATTTAAACAGTGGACAAGAAAAAACCCCCGCAGCAATGCGGGGGTTGAGACCACGACCATGCCAACAAGGACATAGACATGATGAAAGACGCGACCAACGCCTTCCTGACCGCAATAGTACCAGACAATATGACGTTGTGCCTAGTGAGACAACGCACTTGTCCCGATGAAGGAAGAGGCAAGTTTGGTTTCCGTCCCACGTTCTATTTACCCCATGCCAAAGACAGGCAAAGGCTCGACAAGGCTATCGAACTGGCCTTGTCTGAGGCAGATACCAACTGGTACTTCGCCGTCTCTGGCTACGACAAGGGAAGGAGGCGCAAGAGGGAAAACGTAACCGGTATCAAAGTGTTACTGCTCGACATAGATATTAAGGCCGACGAGAAATTCTTTAGCTCCAAGGCCGAGGCCATACCGGCCCTCAAGAAGCTTCAACAAACCTGCCCCAACCTACCTGCCCCATGGATTGTGGACTCTGGCTTCGGCCTGCATGTGTACTACGTCCTTGACCAGACGCTCACTGCCGACCAGTGGGCACCGATAGCAACACTATTCGCCAACGTGGTGAAAGTAGTGGAACCGAAACTTATAGCTGACCCTGTCAGGACACGTGATGCGGCCAGCGTGATGCGCCTTCCCGGCTCACACAATGCGAAGACCAAGACACAAATCCCAGTTCGTATAATGAACGAAGGAACCATCGGTGATCTCGGCTTGATCAAAGCTGACCTCGCCCGTGAAGCTGCCAACCACAACCTGTCGGGAGTAGACGAGGTTGTTGGCAACGAGTTGGTGCCAAACATGCCAGCCCTCCCTGCCTACATGGACGTGGCCACCGACGCTGAGTTCGGCCTCGGCATGGAGAACGCACTGCGCCAAGAGTTCAGTGACCTTGAGCTTCGGCCCATCCTTGAAGGGTGCAAGCAGATGCGTGAGCTGTGCTTGAAGAAGGGTGACGTTGAAGAACCCTTCTGGATGCTGCAGCTACGCGTACTCAACACGGTGAAAAACCCTGACGATGTAGCCTGCTTCTTCTCAAGTGGCCACCCTACCTACTCGGAGGCAGGCACTCGCAGAAAGATGCGGCACATCAGAGAGAACTTTGACGCGGCCACCACCGGCTGCGAAGAGTTCAAGATCATGAACAAGTCCGGGTGCTACAACTGCCCCAACGCCAAGAAAGTCTGGACACCAAGCCAGCTTGCCGTGGTAGCTGTTCAGAATGAAGAAGAAACGGCAGCAAAAGAGGAAGCTCATGAGAGCGCCGAGAGCGGCGTTGTTACCTCACAGGGCTACATCCCCCAGCCTACCTATGCTAAGCAGAAGAGAACACACGGTGGCAGGCACGAGGTAACGTATCTACCTGTCCGACAACCCGGCAAGAAAGCCGTACTCGAACATGAAGAGATTATCGGTGGCCATGTTAACGTGGCCCACAGTACTGCCATGGTTCATAACGTCGTGGTCAACCACGAAGAACAGGTATCCATGTCAGACGTTCGGGTTCACCTTGACGTTGTCAACATGGGGTACAGGAACCGCACGGTAATCTCCTCCAAGGAACTCACTAGCTCGGGCTACGACGCATCGACTGACACACTCCGGTCATCGGGGCTGGTGTTTGAGACAGCGTACCCGGCCCAGAAGGCGGCTCTGTCCAACTACCTACACGAACTAGTCAGACTGTCTGCTCACAAGCGATTGTTATTCCGGCCCCGCAAGGGCTGGTTGAAGTCAGGTCGTGAGGGTGAGTGGTCATTCGTGGCAGGTGCCCGACACTACAAAGCTGACGGCAGGGTAGAGAACAACGTAACCAGCGCCGAGCACTTCGGTGAAGACGGCGACAGCGAAGGCTTCATGGAACGCAACTGCTCAGGCATACCGAAGGGCAGGCTCGACCGCTGGAAGACAGGCATGGAGATTTACGACGGGGCCAAGATGGTGGTGCCACAACTGCTCATCCTGTCAGGCATGGCGAACCTTCTCATGCCCCTGTTCTCCAACGGACGCGGTGGAATCGTGCTGTCTCTGGTTGGTGACTCAGGCAAGGGCAAGACCACGCTGCTGAATTTCATGTGTAGTTTCATGGGCGACTATGACCGCTACTCAATCCCGGGTGATAGCACGGTGAACGCCATCGGCTCACTGCTCGGGCAGGCGAACTGCCTCATGCTGCCTGTTGACGACACGGTGACAGAGAACGCTGAGTACATCAGCCAGCTCTTGTCCATGGTGACAGGTGGGCAGGAGAAGATGCGCATGACGTGGGACAGCAAGACGGGCGGTACGACAAAATACAACGACAAGTTCTACACCAGTATCCTGATCTCGTCCAACAAATCCACCACTGCCACCATTGGCACTGGCGGGTCTGGGCGCAACCAACTACAGACTGAGGCCGCACGAAGCAGGACGCTTGAGTTCCCGGCCACACTGATCAAGGCACCCGACCATATCAGTAAGGATGATTGGGACGCCTCAGCCAAGCTGGTCAGTCGTAACCACGGCCACGCTGTCGACATGTTTCTGCGCCACATCGTGGCCAATCAGGTGCAGGTTATCAATGAACTGAACAGGCTTGAGTCCAAGATATATAAGGAGCTGACTGCCAAGGTCGACGCCGACAAAGGGGCACAGGTCAGGTTCTGGTCACGGTTTCTGGCCGTCGTTGCAATGACTGCCAAGATCGTGAGCCGTGACCTGAACCTCGTGAAGTGGAATCACATGTCTATCCTGAACGCTGGCATGTCGTTGGTAGAGGCGACCGTCGCTCACGCCTCGTCGTCAGACTACGACTTGGTCGAGGACTTCTGGACTGCCTGTATCACTGAGCCTAACCCGAGCTACCCGAAGATCAACTTCGTCACCCGTAAGGGGCACGAACGCTTGATGGGTGACTGGCGCACGGAGACACGGCGCAACCGGATGCTTCATTCAGAGTGGACAACCGGCTCGTTCCTACCTACTGGTCAGGTCAACGGGACACAGGTGGATGAGATACTTCCCGCCGCCAGCAACGCAAGCCGTTGGCGGATAGATTCGTACGACATTAAGGGTAAGCGGGGCCGGTACATTCAACGTGAGCGTACCATCTTTATCCCAAGGCAGGAGTTGTTGAGTCTGGTACAGCGTGAGGCTGGCCACACGTTGGCAGTGACAGACTGGGCTGACTTGTCAACGCGGCTGAAGAGTGCGGGCTGCCAGATATTCGGACTGAAAGAAGGCGAGCCGTATGTACTGGCCCAGCCTCATGTGTATGTCAAGATCGGGGCCAGTAAGATCACCACGTTTGGTGCGTCGAAGGCAGTCGTTGAGATTCGACTGCCCCCTCAGAAACTCAGTTAGAAGTAACCTCTCTGCATTAAGCCTCGGGCGCTCTGTCCGGGGTTCACACCTTGAGGGTTGGGCATCGCTTGCTGCGGTGCCCCGCCTCCACCATATAACTTACGCTGCTCCGCCATGGCATCATTCATCCCCGGTGCCTGCGGCCTTCCGCGCATCCCCCCATACATTCTCTGCTGCCACGTGTTCATCTGGTTCTGCCCAAGGTTAAACCGTGACGCTGTTGGCTTGCCCCGCTGGTTGTACTGCTCGCGAAGCTGGTTGAGCTGTGGCATCTGGCCATACTGCATCGGTGCTCCCGGCCTACCTTGTGAGGGTGGTGGCTGCGGTACGCCTCCCGGCCCCTGCGGCATGTACCCCGGATCGTATTGAGGCGGAGCCTGTCGTATCGGTGCCGACGTGTAGTCACGCTGAGGCGGGCCGTACCCCGGCTGGCCCTGCGGCACATACTGAGGCAGCGTAGTCTGTGTCGGCATGACGGCAGGTCGACCCACCATGCTTGGCGGAGCCTGCTGACCTTGAAGGTTCCCCATCCTGCCCTGCCACCCACCCTGCGGGGCTGGAGCAGGTGTCGCTGCCACCGGAGCGGGAGCGGGAGGCTTCGCTGTAGCCGTGTTGTTAGCAGGTGCAGTTGGCACGCCTCCTGCAGTTGGATTAAACCCACCCATTCCCGGTATTGCTGGCATCAGAACGCTCCCTCTACTAATTCGTCGAAGTAATATTTGTTGAAGTCTACCATCATACTTGTGATGCGATCATCCAACGCCTCAATCCTGTCCGTCTGTGCCTTGGTCTTCTCAGACCTTCGGCGTAGCTGGCTGCGCAGCCGCGACAACGTGCGGATTCTTTTCTCAGTCCCCTTCAACTTACCCATAACCCCTGAACTCCAGAGATCACCGTCAGTCTTCATGAACGCGTTGTAGGTATCCGGGTCTTTGCTGTAGTTTTTCCGCAGCCCATCCCGCTCGGTGTCCGTCTGGATCAACTCGGTTCTGAGCTTGGTGTACCTGTCGCGATCATCATACCTTCCCTCGCCCAGCCCGTAGAACCTGCGCACCAAAGGTAAGTTTCTGGCTGCCTCACCCGGATTCCCTTGAGCTAAAAGGCCAACCGCGTCGGCTGTCCTGAACGCAAGCATCCCAACACCGCCAGTATAGGACTTCATCAGGTGAGCCATCGTCCTCGGGTTCACGCTCAACGCGCCGGGAGAGAAGCGGTTGCCTCCCGTCAAGTCGTTAGCCGCCTGAGTTATCTTCCGCGTCACCCACTCAAGCGAGCCATTCGGGTCAGGATCACGCACGTTGTACGCGTCAGGCGGTGGAGCTTTACTCTGCAAGTAGTTCGCCTGCCCCGGAGTAATCGGTATGCCCCTCCAGTCCTTGTTCACAGCCAGATCAACCATCGGCCTGAACATCGACGGGGCAAGGGACTGCACCGGTGAGTCAAGAGTTGTCGACGGGATGGGAGAGAAGCTGTTCATCGCCAGCGACAGCATCTTACCGGGCATCTGGCTGAACGCCTCGGCAGTTGTCAGATTCCGTGTGTCCGCTGTCAACAGGTTGGACATGGTGGCCTCGCCTAAGCCCCAGAAGAAGTTGAACCCGTACGGCAACGGGATTGAAACGTACTCACCATCGGTGCCGGGGAGCATCATAACCATGTGGTGCTCACGAATCCACTCAGGCACATTCATCTCGTACAAGCTGCGCCCGTCGTCGTCCTCGCCTGCGATCAGGTAGTTGACCATCGTGCTTGCCGCCGCGTAGCCACCAAGCCGGGTCATAAGCATGGCTCCGTGCTTACCTGCTATCGTCCTGCTAATGCGGGCGGTGCCTTGAATCGTGGGGTTAAGGAAGAACCAGTACTTGTTCATGCCCCGGGTCTTGGCCCCGAACCGCTGGAAGTTCACAGACAAATCCTTACCTGCGTTGGCGGCGTGGTTGATGGCTGCCCTGTGTAGCTCTTGGCCCTTCTCAATAATCTTGGCCATCTGCTGCTCATCAGTCATGGCGTCGAACTCAGGCCGAGCCTTGAGCTTGGCCATGACCGCGTCGACGCCCTTCATGTGATGTTCGTATACACCTGCGGCGACCATCGCACGCACGCCGTTCTCCGTAGCGTTGGCTAGGTCTTCCATGCCGTTGGCGTACCAACTCCACATCTTCTTGACCGCTGACTTCGGGCTGGTAGCCGAGGCCACCTCATCCATTACCTTCTGCAAATCCTCCTTGACTGACGTTGGGTCTGAAGCTTCATACAGCAGCGAGGGCATACCTGCCTCCTTCAGCTCACGGATAATCCAGCGAGGGTTCAGCTTTTGCTTCCCGTCCTTGCCGGTGATGTACTTATCGGCCACCTCGTCGGGGCTTCTTGTGTCCATGAAAAAGTCACGTGACCAACTAGCTACATTGCCGATACCAACCGACTTCGAGATTTCTTTCAAGGCAGCTCGATCAACACCGGGGATAGACATCGTCTGAATCCGGGCGTTGATTCCCTAACGGAACACGTTGACCCCGAGAAAGCCCGGGTTGAGAGTTGTCATGGCACGGCGCACAAAGCCGCTGGCGTTCGCAAAGGCCTTCACTACCTTGCTGTGCGACTGGCTGGTCTTGGTGGTGGCGATGGCATCAGCATAGCGCACGTCGTAAATTATGACGGCTACTTCGGTGTCGCCTTTCTTGTACCGGACTACTGGCGGAGTGGTACCTGCCGGGAAGGCATAGCTGCTGGCCTCCGCAGGCCAGTTTTCCTTAATCCTGCGCTGCATGGCTGCTGAGTCAGAGTATGTCCCGTTCGGTGCTTCCTCCAAAACTACAGCAAAACGGTTGTCTGCCATGCTCGTTGCTTGGTTGACAACACGTCGGGCCAAGCCGTGGTTCTGTACCCCACGCTTGATGGCTCTGTCGGTGTTGACAATTAGCTGAGATATTGAGTCCGAAGCGAGGCCTCGTTCGGCACTACGCCCGTAGGCCTGATTAAGCTCGTGGCCGTATATGCTGGCGCTCGAATCGAAGTCGTCCCTCACCCACGCCATGTCGTCAAGCAGGTTAACCAGCGAGGACTGTGCATCCACATCAGACAGGGGCACGTAGGTTATGCGGTGCATGTTCTCCTGCCACGTCGCTTGGTCAATGCCTGAGTAATTCTCAAATTTAAGTGCTTCGAGGAACCCCTTCTGCTCGACCATGTCGTCGAAAGTCTTCTTGAACGCCATGTCAGGGGCGTACCGTTCTGCCTCTTTAGTGTCAATCAGGCCGAACCCACCGATGTTCCCCGGTGAGGCAGGTGCCAGTTTCTTACGGCCAAACTCAGACAGGTTGAAGATCGCGTTGCTCAGCTCAGCAAGCTGCTGCTCATCGTAGGTCTCAGCCAGCCCTGTGACGATCTCTCTCGCCTGCTTGACAGAGACGCCGGAGCCTCCCACCTCGTTGTCAGCGGGGGCCATCTCTCCATTCTTCTTGGCTATCCAGTAGTTCCTGAACAGGGAGTGCACGGCGGCGGCGAAGCTCTGCATGTCTTTATTGGACATGGCCTTGCGGCCTTTGACTTCAACGCCCTCGGCTGTCCTGCCCTGTGCAATGTTGATGATGGGGGCCAGTTTAGTCGCCTTCATCTTGCGGATCATGTCCACGGCTTCCTGCGGCACGCGAGTCCACGCCCCATGCAGGTCAACCCTGTCAGGTACTAGCCCCTTGGCGTTCTTGAATACTTCCTGCACCCGTTTGATGGCGATCTGGGCATCTTGAACCTGACGGACAAACTCGTCCCAATGCCGCGCCTTGAGCACCTGCCGCTTCCAAGCGAACCACTTGCGTGAGAACAGGCGCGGCTTCTTGCCCTTGCCTCCGCCTCCCGACCCGCCGTTACGGTTCTCAGGATTCCAGTAGTCCTCGGCCACCTGCGTGGCCACCTGCCCGTGCAAGTAATCCTCAAACGCCTGCGCTTTCTCTGCGTCGCGAAGCTCTGCGTTGGTATCAGCCTCGGCCTGCGCCTTGGTCTTTGGCCCGATAGGCTTGTCATAATCGTCGGGCTTGGTGAGGTCAAGCTTGGCCCGGTACTCTTCCTCTTCCTTGGCTTTCTGCGCCTGTTCAGAATCAAGCTGCTTGACAGATTCCTCGTAGGCATCTTGTGAGGCTTGCTGTTTTGGAGTCAAGCTCATGCGACCGGCGGCACGTTTGCCTGCCGCACTGGGCACGCCGGTTTTATCAGTGAACATGCTCGGCTGGTGGGGCGTGCGAGTACGCTCGTCCACACCATCCATGGCCTGCTCTTCCTCGGGAATAAAGCTGACTGTTGGCTCGCCTCCAAACATGTCGGGCTGCTCAGGCTTCTGGTCGATCAACCTCTCCAACTTGTCGGCAATGCGGTTCATAGCCTGTACTTCTGGCGACTCGGGTGCTCTGGTTACGATATACGCCGCCTTACCTCTCTCCCCTTTCACTGCAGGCTGCGTAATTACATTGTACCCTCGCCGCTCCAGTGCTTCGTACACACGTCGGGCTTCGGGTGCAACAGCCGCGTCTGAGTGTACTACTCTACCGGCGGCCAACTGCTCATCAATGAATTTCTTGTATAAAGCTACTCCGAACCCACGGCCTTTCAAGTCGGAGTCTAAGTCCAAAGTCTGATCAATCTGTGTTACACCTGCCTCGTGGTCGACCGTGTACGTTATCCCTCCTATCTTATTTCCTTTGGAGTCTCTCATTTCCAAGGTTATGAGACCTTCTTCATCTGCCTCCAGTTCTTCAAATGTAGCTTGTTCTGGGGACTCAGGCTCAGGTGCTGGCTCAGGTGCTGGCTCAGGTGCTGGCTCAGGTGCTGGCTCGGGTGTGGTGTCCACCTCCATCCCCGGCAGAGTCTGCTGGGTCTGGTCAAATCCTGTGCCCGGGTCAACGCCAAGGTTAACGTCTGACTTGAGCGTCATGTCGGTAGTGTCTGACTCGGTGGTTCCAAGCTCACGGGTCTTGCCCGGTGTCGCCACGTCGCCAAGCAGTATGTCCTGCTGGTTGGGCAGAGAACCGTCGGCCTTGGGCTGGTGCCGTGTCTTGAGTAATTCCTGCTGGGCTGGTGCTTTCGTTATTGAGAACACAGAGCCTTTAGGTGCACCGGGGACATGCCAGCCAGTCTTCTCATCGAAGGTAGCCTTCGGATTTGTCGTGACCTCGTAGCCCTTCAGCTTCAACGCCGCATACGCGCGACCGGCAGAGGTAGAAACCGAGTTATCTGACTCGACTGTGCGCCCTGCTGCCAACTGCTCGTCAACGAATGAGGTGTAAAGGTCAACACCGGCACCTTTTCCGCGTTGGATAGCAGGGTCAAGTTCCTCGGTTAATGAAATGCGTGCAGTCTTGCCGGTGTTGACAACGTCGTATCCGATTGCACCGACAACTTCCCCGTTCAACTCTGCTACATGTCGCCGGTCATGGAAGCCTCCTTCTTCTACGTCGACGTACTCCACCTCAGCCCCCTGCTCAACCCCTTCATCTATATTTTTCTGGCGCTGGTCACGCGGTGAAAGTTCCGGCCCCAGTAACTCGCCCTCGACAGGAGGAGGAGGAGAGGGGGGAGGCGAAGATGGCTCATCTGGTATGTCAGGCAGGTCGGCGGCACCAGCTTCTTCACCTGCCGCGATAACAAGAGTCGGTGCATCCGGCATATCCGGCTCGGGGATAGGATCAGTGGTTGGTTTCGGCTTGGGAGCAGGAGCCTCAGCAGAGCCAAAAGCTGCAGCCATGGCCCCTTCGGTCACACCGCCGCCCATCATGCCAAGGAAGCCCTGATTGGCTGCCTTCACGTAGTCAATAGGCTTGCCTGTTGCCAGCTCGCCGACAGCGGACTGACCGGCCTCTTCTGGGAACTCGGTAATGCCGCCACCGACGAAGCCTTTAGCTAGTCGGGTAAGGAATGACTTGCCTGATGCAGCGAGGCCTTCACCTGCGCCGCCGGTCACGAAGGCCAGCGGAGCAATGATGCCAGCAGCGAAGGACGCGGACTCAGCGGCGGACTCGTGAGCCTCCTTGAGTGACTTGCCCTCCTCGCGAGCGTCTTCAAGCACTTCCTCGTACACAGACTTGTACGTTTCTGCCGTCACGTAGGCAGAGTTAGCTGCGCCGAAGCTGCCAGCCTTGGTTAATTTCGGATATTTCTCCGTGATCTTCTTGAGCTTCTTGATCTTGTTCACGCCCTTGAGGAGCTTGAACCCGCCAGTAACAATACCTGCCGACGGTATGGCTGACCCAGCAATGAGGTGGGCAACTTGGCGCAGGTTGGGCATGTCGAACTGGACTTCCCCATCCTCGTCGAGTGAAATAATATCGTGCTCAAGGGATTTCTTCATCCACTCTGGGATGGTCTCGCGTACGTCTTCACCTTGCTTCTGCAGGTACGCTGCAAACTTGTCGGTAACATCGTCGTCGCCGAATCCGAAGTCGGCCATGTCAGCCAGTAGGGAGCCAACATCGTACGCACTGGCCCACAGGGATTTACCAAGCCCTTCCATCTCATCGCCCATCTTGGCGAAGAATCCACCCGGCGCTTCCGGGCCTTTGGGGGTCTGCGGAGATTGTGAGGCGCGGCGTATTGCTGTCTCGGCCTCGGTGCGTTTGTATAACTCTTCTGTCGGGGTAGAGACCTTGTCCTCAAGACCTGTCAGCGACATGTCGGGAGCGGTGCCACTCGTTTGCGACAGGTGGCCAGCCTTCACCTTGTCAATATGGTTGCGGGTTTCTTCGGGCAGGTCATCAAACTTACCGCCGTTCTTAATCCAGTCGTCGGTGTGCCCCGGCCCCCAGTTGTACGCTGCCAACGCATGTTCAATGTCGCCATCGTACTTGGTCAACATCTTGCTCATGTAATCAGCAGTGAACCGGACGTTCTCCCCCGGGTCGTCGATAGGTTTGGTTTGATCAAACGCCGTAACCCCATAGCCGGGGTCTTGGGCAGTGTTTGGCATGACTTGTCCGAGGCCACGAGCACCTTTCGGTGACACAGCACCGGGCTGGCCAGCCGACTCCGCCTGAATCTTTGCCTCAAGCAATGCTGGGTCAAGCCCGTATCGCTGGGCGTTCTGTCGAATCAGGTCGGCGTAGTCTTGGACGGCCATGTGTTATTTCCTCGGGCGGTAACTCGCCTGCGGTACTTCGGGTTGGAGTTCTTCGCCTCGTTGAATCTGCCCCCGCGTGCCTCTGTTGAGAAACTCCCGAGCCTCAGACACAGCGGACTCATCCAGAAACCCCGGGGTTTGCATCAAGCCTCCGCCCGATTCGCTTCCGGGTGGACTAAGCCGTTCTGTTGGGAAAGACCTAGCGTCAGCACCGGGCGAAGTTGGGTAGTACGGGTGTGATCTGCTCCGCTGCTCTCCCTTCGGTATAAACCTGTCCTTGTACGCCTGCTCCTCCCCGGAAATCTCACCTCCTTCTCCGCCGCCTGTGACCGAGTCCCATGTTCGACTTAGCCACCCCTGTTCTTCCTCTTCAGGAACAACTTCTTCGCCGCCCTCTTCAGCGGCCACCGGGTTAAGTTCTGTGTACGTGGCAGGGTACTGCGAGAGCACCTGCTGCAAGTTGAACTCAGGCGCATCTTCTGCGCGACCGATAGTGGTGTTGTACGCACCCTCCAATCCCTTGTACAGCTTCTCAAGTTTGGCTATATCTGGGGCGGTGTCTGGTGTATACAAACCTGCCTCGATCATTTTCTGCAGCGCGAGCTTAGGCTCACCGTCGAACTTGACCATGTTGTTAAACGTCTCAAGTTCCTGAGCCGACATTCCGTCCTTGCCGTAGACACTTGAGACCATGGCACCGGCGCGGTTGTAGAACTTGTCTTCCCGCTTGTCGGCAATGTTGGTGGCTGCTGTCGACTTGTCGAAAGCCAACCGCTCACTCATGAGTCCTTGTCGACCCTCGGAAATTTTCAGTAGATTTTCCTGCCGCTGCTTCTCAAGAGCCAGCTTACGATCTTCCCGGGCGTTCTGCTGGTAAAGCTGAGCTTGGTTGCCAGCTTCCATCAAGCCAGCACCGACGGCTCTCATCATCCTGCGTCCCATTATCGTCTCCCTCGTGGCATACGGTTCGGGTCGCCCATCAACGCGTCAGGCTGCTCATCCGGTGGAGGTATTACTGGCGGGGTAACAGGTACGCGCCCATCCCCCTCTTCAGGAAATCCACGAGGGGGGTTAACCCCGTAGTACGTGTCTTCACCGACGTTAACTTTATCGTCGTCACGTTGCCATTGAGGCCGTGCGGCGTAGTCAACGGCTGGCCCGCTTGGCCCGTAACTCGGCTCTGGAGGTAAACCTGCGGCGGCGGACATGAGCGGCGAATCAGCAACCTTATGCTTGGCTGCGGCTTCCATGGCGTCAGCCAGTGGCCTGCGTGCACCCAGTGCGGCTTCGTTGCCTGCTCGCATCATGTCGTTAGGGTTCATACCCTCGGCCATGGCCCGGCTATTCACGTAGTCAAAAGCCTTATTGATGCCCTTGTCTGCCATGTAATCGCGCATATCAGTAGCGGCTATCTGCTTCTGTTCTTCCGTGAACCCTGCTGCTTCTAGCTGCTCGCCATGGAGCACAGCTACCTTCAGAAGTACATCTTCCTTGAGCTGGGTTATATTTGTCCCGTCCATTACTTGATTGGCGGCTACCCCGAACTCCTCGACCATGTCGATGGCTTCAGTGGTAAGGCCAAGAACAATATCCATGTCCATTTCGATGGTGGCCGTCTTGGCATTTTTATCCATAACGCCCCTCACCGCCTTGTAGGCAATGTTGGCCATCGTCTGCCGCGTGTCGGTGCTGTCCCGCAGAAGCTTTTCGATCTGCTCAGAGCCAACGCCGTGGATATACTCCATAACGTCCATGACCATGGTGTCGAATAACTCTTGCTCCCTCGGGTCAACGGGTGGCGTACCTTCAACTTGTCTAGGCATTTGCAAATTCTCCCCAGTCGCCCATCAAGGCGTCTGTCTGGACTCTCCCATCGGTTCCTCGCTGCAGGCCTCCGGGCATAACTGACTGCTGTGCCCGACTCTGCTGCGCGTTCATTAAGCCATCGGCGGCTTCACTTCCCCCTCCACCGGCTCCAACAATGGCTCCTTCGCCACCTCCAGCTCCGGGTACGGCAAGGGCGCTGCGGCCCGGGCCGACTTCGCCGTCCTTGGTGGTTCCGTAGTAGTCCACGTTCTTGAACTCACTTGGCTGGCCCGCCATGGCCAAAGCTGCACCGGCGATAGGCGCGATAACTGCTCCGTATTTCATGGCTGTGTCAAGCGACAAGCCTTTTGTGGCTGCGTCTTTCGTGGCCTGTGTGACCGTGGTCTTGGCTGCGTCCGAGATTCCGGGGACGATTGCCGTACTGCCTTCGGCCAAGGCTACCTCGCCCATGGTACTTCCAACTACACCCGGCATACCTGCAGACGCGGCGGGAGCGGCTGTACCTGCGAGCACGCTGGCTGAGTTGGCTGTCATTCCCGGCATCATGGCTGCGTTGGCCGCCAGTCCTGTATCTACACCAACCGCTCCTGTTCCAATTATGGCTTCGCCTGCTGCAGTAGCTTCGCCAGCGGCGGCGGCACCGAAGCCGCCTTCGCCGATTCCAAACGTACCTGCGATGGCTGTCGCTCCCGACCACATGGTCGAGCCGACGGCTCCCATAAATCCCCCGAAGGAGTTCACTCCTGCGAAGGCGGTGAACCCTACACTGGCTACGCCCGCTGTAAACACGGTGGCAGCGACAAGGGCTATAACCATCCAGTTATCCTTGACGAACTTCCAAGCTTTCTTCAGGCCTTTCTTGATAAAACTCACGCTGCTTTCTCCTGTGCTTCCTGCAAGTCCATGACCCACGCGTCGCCAACGGAACGGAACCCTGACAACTTGTAGAACATGTGCACTTTGCCGGTCGGGTCTTCATTGGCGATGCCCATAATAATTTTACTCGCGCGGTGCTCTCTGGCCCAACGCTTAAACTCACCCAGTATCTCAATCCCACCAGCCTCACACATGAAGTGAATGTCAGTGGCGTAGACCATCTTGTTAAATATAAACTGGTCTACTGTGGCCAGTAAAACTCCGACGACACGATCAGTGTCGTCCCGCACAATCAGAATATCTGAACCATCCTCTCGTACTACCCTCACCATGTTCCGCTTGAATAGCACCGGGTTAAAATCAATCTCTGCCCAAGACGACTTCACGTGCTGGGACTTACAGAACCTCACAATCTCCGTGACGGCTAAATAATTTGCAACGCTTGCCTTCACGCAACACCGGGAAGCGACGCAGACTCTCGGCCAATCTCAGGACTCTGGGGGCTGCCGTACTGCTGAACGCTTGGGTCACTTGCCGACGGGTCTTCAGGGTTGTAGTTCTGCTCCACACCCGCGTCACCTCCGCTGCTTCCGTTGTACTCAGGGTACCCCGCCCACGCCAGATCACTCGGCCACCAAGGCGGAGCGTAATTGTTGTCCGCGTCACCAACCGCAGCTTGGGCGGGTGTGACTTCAGGCGGAAGCGTGTTGCCTGTCTTCGGGTCGTAGTTCGGCGGATTGACGAAGGTGCCATCATCGTTGTAGTAATCTTTCATGGTGGCGTCGAGGTTCCGCACAGCCTGCTCGCGCTGGGAGGCTGTGAACTTCGGATTGTTGTTCGTCATGATCGAGCTGTACATTTCAGCAAACGCCTGCTCACGAGTCACGCCATACTTGGTGGCCGAGTCAAGCTGCGACTGCGCCCACGACAACGAGTTGGTAAGCATGTTTTCTTCGCTTGTCCAATCCCGGTTGAGCTGGTTTTGCCACGCGGTGTTCGCCTGCGTGTCTTCCCGATCTTCAATTCCGATCATGGCCTTGCGAATATCGCCGTACCCTGACAACTGTTCGGCAAGAACCTGCTGGTCACGTCTGGCCCCGGCTTCCATACCGGCGATACCGGCACGTGTGCCAAGCTCGGCGTTCAGCCTGCTGGCCTCGTTCGTTGCTGCCATGTTTTCACTGGCTGTCTTGCCATAAGTGTTGGCATCTTGAAGTGCAAACGGTTGGGCACCGGAGATCATGGCCCCCTGTGCGGCACCAGTAGCCAGTGAACTGTTCATCAATCCACGTGCTCCGCCCCTTGCCAACCCTTGGGCAGCGGCTTGCTGCATTAACGGCGAGTTGGAAGCGAGCATCTGCTGCAACTGGTACTGGGACAGCTCGTTCTGTCCGACCTGTCGGTTGGTTGCGTTCGCCCGGGTGGCGTTCACGTCGTAGTTCCGGTCGGCGTACTTAGAATCTCCGATGGCTCCGATAGTGTCCATCAGCCCGCCGGTCATACCGACGTTTATGTTGTAGTTTTCCTTCCCGTTAATGCCTGTCTGGTACCCGTACTGGTCAAGATTTTCATCAGGTACGTAGTCAGGCCCGGTTGTCGGGCGGGAATCGCTTGGCGGCGGCTCAACCAGCGGGTTCTCAACGGGAGGCTGAGTAGTTACTGGGCCGTCGTCGTAGCCATTGTTTTCACCGGGTGCTGCCATAAATCACCTGTCGTCTCGGAGTTCAGCGTCGTTCAAGAAGGTAATCATCTGAACAACATGGGGAAATTCTACCGCACTTTTGTGCGCGATGCGTAGGGAGACAGCGAACCCTCTGGCGGTAAGCCTGCCCTTGGTGTACTTTTCAGTGGTAGCGTCTTCTGGTTTCATCTCTTCCGAACCGAACGGAATAGACTCGTACGGCTGCTCTGGATTATCCATAGCTTCGTAGTTCACACTTCGGGACACGCGCATGTTGGCATACCCTGCCACCTTGCCGTGAACGTGGAAGACACTGAACCGTTTGGCTTTGCCGGGAGCAGGTGCGCCCGTCTGCTCAGACTTGCCATAGTAGTGCGTGAGTTCAATGTAGGACTCGATAGCGAACCCGTCGAAGCTGCGGCCCCTGTCCAACTCGTAGACAAAGTCCGTCTCGGGTGTTACTACGGAAATCCCTGCCTGTGGTGTGTGCGGCCTCTCCTCAGTGGAGAAAAACGCGTGATCTTTGCCGGACGTACTCACTCCTGACGCGGTGGCGTAGACACGGGCGAACTGCTCACGGGCATCGTTGAACCAATACTGCTGGATTGTGTTCTGGGGTTCCTTCTCCGGGCCAACATAGGTCAGGGTCAGGACATATCCGTCGGCGAAAAACAGGCGGTACTGGTTCTTGTTGCGCACCACCACGCTATTCACTACAGACTCGTCGGTAGTCTCCACACCCGCTGCCGACTGGAGGCGACGGAGCAGCCACGGGGACACATCGTAGGTCAGCGGAGCCGTGAAGAAATCAGAGTACTGATCCATGGTCTCCAGCGTTTCGATTCCACGGAAGCTGGCGAAGATGGGCCGGTTGCCGATGTTCTGCACTGTGTACTCGATGGCTCCAACTTTATGGTTCACAACCTGCTGCTCGACTGTCTCAAGCGCAGCTTCGCCGAAGCCTTGTACGGCCCCGATCAGGACGTTCGTAGTCGACTCAGTGAACACTGCCAACGCCTTGCCAGCGGCAGGCATCAAGCCGGTGATCTTGTCTCCGAACCCGTAGCTCGCAGCCAGCCCTGTAGAAGCACTGAAGTCCAGCGGGTCTGGGCCAGATGCGTACACCTCTCCCCAGATGTAGCCAAGGTGGAGCCTGTTCTCGTGAGGGGCGATGTGCCGGGGCTTATCGTCCTCGGCATCCACTCCTGTCGGGATAAAGTCTAGGGTCTCACCGTCGTACCAGAACGCGAACCCTGCTCCGCTCACACCGTAGATAGCGTTCTGCTCCTCGGTGGCGAAAAAGTTGTACGAGACCATCTGGTATCTGGAGTGGTTCTCATCCAGAAGTCTCGATCCCGGCAGTGTCGGCGTAGCCACACTTCCTGAGAGAGTGCAGATTTGCAGGCCTGTTCCTCCCGGCTCTGTCCACACTTCCGTACCTGAGGGTATGGAAGTTATAGACCAGTCTTTCAGGCGGAAGTAGCCAGCAGCCAAACCGGGTACAGGGATTCCCCCGCCCCACTGGCCTGACTGAATTACTGTACTCTCGACACTTATGTACCCAATGTCTGTCGTTCCCGTCGGGTCGTACAGGTACAGCTTCGCTCCCGGCAAGCGGTCAACGACAACCTGAAGGGCCACGGCATCGAGTGTGGGCTGACAGGGTGACGAGTATGTCTTCGCCACAAAATGGATACCGAAGTCCGACGCGTTAAGTGCCTGCGGCGAAGACGGTGCCCAAGGAATATTCCCTGAGGTGTAGTCCAGAAGGCTCGGGTCTACCGGGCAGCTTGCGGAGGTGCCGGAATTTGATGGGGCAGTAATTATTCTTACCTTCCACGACGCCCCGGCAGCACCGGCGTCTCGGCATGTGAACACTGCGCGAACCGACTTCACCACGTCGTTGTCCAGCAGGCCCAACTTGAAGTCGCGTGCTTTCAGGTACAGCGAGGTACCTACAAGCCCGGGAATATACCCGCCTGATATGTTGCAGCTTGAGGTTACGCCGTCTTTTAGTTTTATATCATCCAGCGGGGTTGACCAAGCGCCTTGCGTGCCTGTGCCTTGAACCACTGAGTTCGGGAATTTGGTAATCGTCACAGCAGTCGGGTTCGCCGTATCCAAGGGATCAACCAAGCCGTCTACGAATGACAGTACGCTGCCAGTTGTCGCGGCCTCCCAACCATCGTCCGTGCTTTTCCACATGGTGGCAAGGTCGGACTTGCTTGACACCGACTCGGGAGCCAGTGCGTCCTTCTGGTGCAGGAACATGACTGACTCAATAGTCATGGCTCCTGTCTGGGTTTGGTTATTAAATATCTCAGCGATGGTCGGGCCGGTATCGGGGCCGTTTATGAACGCAGCCACTCCCAACGCGTTGCCGCTGTCGAAGCTGCCGTCACGTCTGTCTATCTCACCAACGGTGCCTGCCCATGCAGACGTGTCGCCAAGGACAGAGTCCCCGAACTCGAACAGTCCCGAGCCTGTGTTGAACCTGAGTGTCAGCGCGATGTGGAAAACCTCACTCGCCTCGACTGTGAATCCGTCCTGATTGATGGCCGTAATGTTCACGTACCGATCATCATTGGCCTCGGTCGAAACCAAGCCAACCTGACCAGCGTCGTTATACACGTACATGCCGGGTATAAGCGTGCCTTCGTCGCCCTCAGCTACCCTGATCTGCAGCATGTCGCGTATGGCATGAAGCTGATCTTCGTGGTAGTGCAGACCAACAATAGTGCCGCCGCCCGGGACAGGCTTAACCACACCACGTAGAATTTCCGTGTATGTGCTCAGCGTACCGAGGAAATCCTCGTGCCTGCTGTGTACGTCTGACAACTTGTAGACAGTGACGCTGGACTCTTCTAGCACAAATGACCACGTCCCTGCCTCGTCGGCGATCACGCTTCCCCAGCGGGGGCGGACACGGCCTTGGCGGAACACGATTGACAGTGAGGTAACGCCACCTGACTCAACGTAGTCCACCATCGTACCAGATGATCCGTCCTCATCCTCAAACGTCCAGACAAGATCAGTCGGCTGATCTTGTGGCGTTCCCGTCACGTCGGCAGTAGGCAGGATCACTACCCAGTAGTCGGTAGCGGAGGGGGAGATGTGCCCATCAAAGCGTTCCCAGCCATCGATGCGGGCGTACCCACGTTCCCAGCCAACCTCGTAGTTCAGGCAGGCTCGGATTCGACCGGGCAGGACGGCGGGTCTGGCGCGTACTAAATCGAGACCACCGTCGAGGAGGACATTATCCACGTCAACTCCGGGTTCCGGGCATCGTGTATTCCTTGAGCTGGTCACGCCTGAGTTTATTCATCCAGTCTCGGGCCAGCTTGGCGGCTCGTTGAACCTGCTTGTCAGCTTCATCGAACATAGCGTAGTACACCATCGCCTTGTAGATAATGAGCATGTGGTACTTCAGTGGAAGCCCACGTGGAGTGTCCTCATCTGTGAGGAACTCGTGAGGCAGGAGTTTGTACTCAAACTGAATGTGGTAATCGTCGTCGGGTGGCGACGCGTCGAAAACTATGCAGCCGGTTCTGTCTATCGAGTACCGTGAGGGCTGACCAAACGCGGTCTTGTTCATCCTGTCTCGGTCGCCGAAAAACCTCTCTGGGTGGACGTAGTAACAAATCTGGGGGTTGGGCTGCTGCGTGCTTCCGTCAACCATCCAGATGTAGCGGTAGTCTTGAGGGGCAACGAACGGAACTATGTAGTCGTAGTACGCCTCATCTGGGTCACACTCTTCTGGGTCACACCCGGTGCAATCTGGGTTGGCCAGCTCTGCGATAGCGTAGGAAGTCTGGCCTCTAACCAGTGGCATGGAGGCACGGCGTACCATGAAATTCCACTGGTCTTGGTCTTCCTGAATCTCAATCCACGCCTGCCGCACCCAATTTATCAACCGTGTTCGGTGCTCCGTTGTCTCCCCGTAGGCAGTCGCGGGAGGCACCTCGACGGTCGTGACTTTGCTCTCAAGCTCCGTGCCTGTCTCAGAGGCCAGACGTTTTACAAGCTCAAGATAGTTCATGGTTTAGCCCGCTGCTTGTGCTAGGCCAAGAACTCCACCATCTGCTGTGCCCAGCTCGATGCGGGAATCCCGTACACCAATGCGTTCCATTACGGCCAGCTTGATCTGCTCTGGCCCCCAGTCTGTCTTAATGCGTACCGCAGTGAGGTGGCACATCTCGCGGAACTGCGCTTCAGAGTACCCTTTAAACTCGTCGGTAAGCTCGCAGAGCTGTGCCAACATGTCGAGCATATCCTTCGGTTTGTCTGCTGTCTTGGGATCGTCGCCCAGATCAGAGAACATGAACCGCATTGAGGGAACCCATGAGGTCTCGAAGTAAATCCGGCCTTCATCATCAGTCTTGCGCTTCCGAACCATGCGCTTGCCTGCGGTGAGCTGGAGAATATTCCAGATCGGGAAGGGAATGGCACACTCTACGCCCATCGGGACGTAGCAGTGGAGTCTTCCCCACGCCATAAATTGTGGTCTGGTGGATTCATGATCCATCGACCGGTGCAAGATTACCATGCGACGACGGCCTTGCCAGCCTGCCTGCGCCCGGAGATTCAAGCGTGCGAGGCCCATCGCTTTCAGGCGCTTGGCCTCGGCAATGTCCTCGGGTGTTTCAGTAATAACCTCGCCGTAATGACCGCTGTCTTCCGACATGGCGTCAATGAGCATCTTACGAAGGGTTGCACCGTTGTGACTCTTGGAAAACTTCAAGCCGATTCGCTCGCAGTATCCCCGTAGTGCGGTCAAGTCTGCGCCATCAAATCCGGTCTGGGCGGCTTCTGTAACACTATCCATTTTATAACTCCTGTGTGGTCTCAAAACACCCGACAGCGATGTGCTGTCGGGCTTAACGCTTTACTCAGCTACGCTTTACTCAGCTACGCTTAAACGTAGAGCTGAGACAGATCATCGGTAGCACCGACCTCGATACGAACAACCCACTCGTCGTTCAGGATCAGTTTCAAGTCCCACCAACGACAGGCAACGTATGAACGCTGGTCAGTCGGGTCAGACTTGGAAGCACCGGAAAGGACGTTGATTTTCACACCGCCGTAGCCTTTCTTGCCTGCGCCCTTCAGATCGACAGTACCCAGCGCGTGCTTACCGCACACCAAGATTGGGTAAACGTCAACAGTGGTACCACCAGTAGACTTCAGGTTGGTAGTACCGACCGCTGCGCCTGCGTTCTCATAAGGAGTAAGCTGCGGAGTGGTCAGGATGCGAGCGTTTTCGATTGCGCCGAACTCGTACTCGGACACGATCTTCTTGGCACCGTATTCTGCAGTGGTCTTGAAACCGGGCAGCATACGAATGTCAGGGTGAAGATCAGTGTGCGTGAACGCGTAGAACGCGGCTTCGATTGGGTATGTGCCTTCGTTCAGCCCGCCGTGGTCAACCGTAGTAAAACGGGTAGCCTTGGCAGCCATGAGAGAACGCACGGCTTCTTGGAACTCACCGAGAGATACTGGTGTAGCAACGAAATCGCGGTCAGCAACACCGCCACCAAAGATCACGTTGGTTCCCTGCGTGAAGGCAGCCCAGCCGACCGCTTCCTTGATGTTGGCAACGAGATCAGCCAGTACATCAGAAGAGTCACGGATGGCGTTATCTTCACCAAGCTCGCGCATACGGCTGGTTATCTCGAAAATCTCAGCGAACTCGCCAAGCGTTCCGAAAACATCTTCATACGCCAGACCACGAGACGCGGGGTTTACACCCTCTGTAACCTGATCGGTGTGGGCATCCACGTTGACAGCGCGACGGAACGCAATGGTTTCCGCTTTGTTGGCAGGGATGAATTTCTTGTCGCACGCCAAGTCCAAGACCAGTTGTGGTCTTGCGCGTTCGAGAAGGTCGAGTTCGGCATATACATTGGTTCTGTTACCCGGGCCTGTTGCGGCACCACCGTAATCACCAACACCGTCATACTGTCTGGTTTGTGTACCCATGACTTAAATTACCTCAGCAAAATAGTTATCGTCTGTCGCGCTGCGCACGTAAGCGTCGTTCGACTTCTACATCCCAGATTTCTTCATCTGACATGAATTGCTCGGGATTCCCCTGTGGTCGGCCTATGCCTCCACCTTGTGGTTCTAGTCCCGGCACCGAACGGATTTGCTCGCGTCGCTGGCGCACCGTTTTTGTTGGCGACTGGTCGACTGGTTTCTGCTCAGAACCTGCTGGGTTTTCCAACTGGCGCTGTGCCCATACATCCTGCTTGTACCGGTCAAGGACGTAGATACATTCTGACGCATCTTTTGAGTCTGCCATTCTGGCCACTGAGGCGGGTTGCGCCCGTAGCCACTGGCCGAATCCTTCAGATGGTCGAACCTGCATCCAGTCTGGGTGAGCTGCGGCTAATGTGTTTAAGCTCTGCTCACGCTGTTGACCGAAAGAAGCCTGCTGTATATCTTGCAGACCTTGCGACACGACTCCGAGTTGCTGTTGCAAGTCTTGGGCGTGTGTTGCCTGTCGTCCAAACAGAGCGCCAATTGCTTTTGCTTCTTCAGGGAAAGCTTCCTTGAACTCAGCAAACTCCGGTACGTCGCCCAAGTCCAGTGTTGGAGTTGGAGAAGCAGCGGGCAGTTGTTGCCCCGGTTGTTGGCCACTTGTTGCTGAGGAGTTCGGTGCTTGGGCAGGAGGACGCTGGCCAGCGTGCTCTACCTGTGAGCGAAGTCTCTCGTTGGCTTGCTGCATCGGGGCCAATCTTCCGTGCAGGGCCGTGTACTGTGATCTCACGTCAGTGAGATCGGTGTTCATTAAGTCAAATGCCGCCTTGGCATCATCGTCAAGGTCAGCATACCACGCCGGTTTCTCTTCCTCAACGACCTGTTGTTTATCAGGGGTTACGTTCTCTACAGGTTTGGAACCTGCCTCTTCCTCTTCACCCGGCAGGGGGTCGGCTGCGGGTGCGGCGGGCATGGGGGTTTGTACGCCGCCACCATCGGTAGGGTCAGGGTCAGGGTCAGGTTCAGTTCCGTTCCTGCGGTTTACTTCCTGCTCGAAAAGCTGCTCATCAGTGAGCTGGGTGTCAGGCTGTTCTTCAGTCTCAATCTTCTTCAAAGGTTGATTCATCGTCGGGGTCTCCGGTCAGGTCTAAGATTATAAATCTCAAGGCTTTAATATACCCACGCAAGAAAGCTGTCTCAGTCTCGGTCTTGTTCGGGCGTTCGAGTGCGTCACGTTTTTGCTCAATGAGACCTTCTATCTTCTCAATGTGCAGACGGACGGCTGGGTCAAATCTATCCATCTTCATCCTACTGAGTCAAAACCCATTGACATATTCTGGGCCTTGAGCTGTTCACGGTACTTGTCGATCTGCAGTTTAGCAGCGTCGAAGTAGTCACGGCTACGGCGAGTCTGCTCATCCATCTGCAGTGTGGCCATAAGGTTTTCGCGCTCCGAGCTGATACTGGCATTAAGTTTTTCGTACTCAAGGCCTTCCTTACTGGCGATTTCTATCAGCTTGGTCTCACGCCTGATCAGTTCCTTCTGCATGTCGTGCTCCCGGTCACGTTCTTTGTCCTGAAGCTCAGCGTACTTCAACTCCAGCTTCATAATCTCAGCGTGGTCGATAACCTCCATGTCGCGAGAGCCTGATTCCTGCGCCCGGGTCTGTTCGGACTGTGCCTTCGCGTTGTTAAGGTTCGTCTCAGACTCCAGCTTGGCAACCTCTGCCTGCTGAATGGGGTCAGGCTGAACATTGGCAGCGTCGGCCTCCTTCTGCTCTGGCGATTTTACCAACGTGTCAACAGGGATTTCGAGGAAGCTGAGGTAAATCCTGTACAGCTCCTCCATATCCAACCCGGCCTTAAGCTCAGGGTCTCCGAGAGCCATCTGAAGCAGCATCTGTACATGCTGGGCTTGGGTGTCTTTGACGAGTAGGTGGCTTGCGCCCCTGACTTCAACTTGGAAGTCGCCCTTAATATCTTCCTCGTCGCTCTCCATGAACCATTGATACAGGCCTGTTATCAACCCGTTGGTAATGTTGTCGTCCCAAGCATGGGCAGACTGGCGCTGCACAATGTTGGTCTGGTTCATGATGGTAATCTGTGCAGCGCCTGACAGCCCTTGCTGCTGGCTGCTGGCCTGTCCGTCGCCAAGCATCAGCGGCAGGTTGGTGTTGGTGTCAGCGTTCTGCAGCGCCTGCTGGTACACCGGCATCGTGGTGTTCACGGTGGACGGGATAATAATGGCGTCAATGGCCTGCTTCATCGGCACGTCGACGTCGTTCTTGTACCAAAGTTTCGGCCCGTTGATGTGGTACGACTTGTCGGCTGGGATTAGAACACCCTTCTCGACGGCGATCTGTGGCCCAGCACTCACGCTCACGTTGTGGAGTATGCTGCTCCACACCATGTCGATAACGTACTGATCATCACGCATCACGAACGGGACACCGAAGCCGAAAATGCTGGTCTCGTCTTCCTCGTAGTTCCACACCCGATACGGGAGTGTCGAGGTGGCTTCAAGCGGGGCCATGTCAACCCGGAGAACAATGTTATCGGCAAACCATACGGCACCGTAGTAGCTGGTCAGTTCATCTTCTTCTTCAATAGGGAACCCCATCTGACGCAGGACTTCTGCATCGATAACGCCCTCGTACTCCCACACGGCATAGGTATTCTCATACCTCGACATGTTGTGATTGGTGATAGCGGCCCGCTTCGAGAGGATGCCTTCGACTTGGCCCAACGAGGGGCGTGTCTTGAGCAGCTTGGAGGTCTGGTCAGGGTAAAACCCGTGGCTTTCCACCATCTGCTGCAGTTGGGTTCGCGAGAGTAGATGAAGCTCGAACGCGTGCTCGGCTTCTTCAATGCACCGGGCGCGTTGCGGGAAAAACATCCACGGTGAGACTCGGGCCACACCGGGAACCTTGACCTTCTCAACCTTGAGTACAGCAATCTCGCCTTCGTCGTCACGCTGATTGTCGTAGGAACGCTTGATCTGGTACCGGACATACGGGCCTTTTATGATCCCTGTGCCGAGCTTGCACCCGTCCATGATCACACTGCGTCCCATCTTCGGGTACCTGTTCTCTGACAACACGTCGCGAATACGCTGCTGCATCTTGCGGCACCGGCGATGAGATACTTTCTGTGCCAGCTCGTCGTAATTTAGTTCTTCCATTGGGGGTGGGGGTGGAGCCTGCTGGCCCTGCGGCATACGGGGAGCCATTGGCCCGCCTTGCTCGCCCATGCCCATCTGGTCGGGAGGCATGGCCGCCATTAACGCCTGCTCGGGAGGGGCACCGCCCGCCTGTTCTGGTGGGGCGTTTGCGGCTTGCTCCTTCTTGTATTCTTCCATGATCAAATTCATGGGAACATCAGGATAGGGTGAGGGATAGATTGCCCAGTTGGGCATGTTGGTTGGGAACAGCATGTCGCCGATTCTTGCCGACGCGATGCGAGTCTTACTTCTGGTTTTGTTATCGACTGCGCTGCCTCTGGAGTTACTTCGAGATGTACGGTCGTAGCCTGCTGTAATGTCTTCCTTGTCCCAGCCGCCTTCAGGCAAGCCCCAATACTGAGCTTCGTCAGCCAGCATCCTATTCTCTACTGAGGTCTTGTCGGAAATGGCCTTGCCAAGCTCCGTGGTTAATTCCCGCGTCAACCCGCTGAACATTTCGTCGCGGCGTTCAACCGAGCGCAACTTCTTTTCCTGTTCCTCTACGGAGATTTCTTCGACTGTTTCGGCCTGATCTTTCACACTGCTCTCCGGTTTCCGTAGAAGTTAACTTCTCTTATATTATCATCACTTGAGGAACCACGTGCTTCGGTCTCAGTTTTAGCGTACTTCAACCCTGTCAACGCGTAGCGAAGGGAGTCAATCAGATCGTCGAACCTGTCTACAACCTTACCGTTTTTATCGCGGTGGTATCGCCTGAGTTCTTCAAGTAGTCGAGGGCAGGTCTCAAGGATTTTCAGCCTGCCCTCGGTCATGCGTTCCTGAATCAACATGATTCCAGACTCAATGCTGCCCGGGCCTTTTATGGCTCGCTTGAGCTTGAGTCCATGCTTCTTGTAAATATTAATCATCTTGTCACCGTCGGCCTGATTGGTGCCTGCGGTTTCTGAGATTCCGATCATCCATTTCCCTCGGGCGTTGATGGCTCCAACATGCACGGCGGGTGAGGCCTTGGCCTCCCGGTGCTCCGAGTAAACATAGATGGTGTCCGTCTCACGATCATGGGCCAGCCACAACGCAGCAGTTGGATGCACCCAGCCAAAATCCAGCCCATATATTCTGGGCCAGTACTTCGGAATTTCCGTGGCCCGAATAGTGTAGCTGTCTGGGTCAGTGGTAAACACCGCGCCCGTCCCCAACTGGGGTTCCCCGAAGCGCCTCGCTCTCAACTCGTGGGGCTTGTACCGACGCTTCATGTCGTCGATCATGGCCTTGGTAATATGGGCTACATCATCCCACCAGATATTGATGGTGAACACGGTGCCGTCTTTGGCCCGAGCCATTAAATCCTGAACCAACGGGGTCTCGCCCTTCAGCGGGGTA